GAATTACCCCCGCGCAGCGATGCCCCGGAAGGACCCAAGGCCCTACCTGGCGGTTGCCAGCGCCCGCGTCATGGCCGCCTCGAACTCGGCCGGATAGACCGCGTTGAACGTTCGCGCCCCGACCTCGTAGAATTCGAACCTCGGTCGATATTGCGGCCTCTTGCGGACGAACAGGGCAATGGGATCGGCGAAGCCATTGCGCGTCCGCAGGATGGCGACATTGTTGGCCGCCCCTACCCGCCCCAGCTTGTATTCGAACCGCTTCCACTTGCCCCCGCGCCTCTTGCTGCGATCAGTCGAATTGGACAGCGGGTCGAGCTGGGCGTTCAGCGCCGACAGCACGCGGTTGCGTTCGCCCGCAGACCAGTTGCCATAAGCATCCTTGGCCGCGAGGCTGGTCGGGATGATCGCCTCGAACGCCCCGACTTCGCGCAGGTCGAACCGCAACCTGCGCTCAAGCCCTGTCATGCCCCGCGTCCCGCCGTGGGTCTGGGTCTCCAGGTAATGCCGCCTCGCCCATATGGCCGGGTCACGATACCGGACCTCAGCGACCTGGGTTTCCTTGGTCGCCGGCACGACGCGGAACGCGTTGAGGGTGAATGGGGTTGGCCGGTCGAATACCCGCTGCGCCTCGGCCCTCTCGGCCTCCCTTATCTTCTGCGCGGTCCTGGTCAGCCCCAGCGCCGTGGCGAATGGTATCTGCCGGGCAAACACGTTGTTGAGCCGACGCTCCAGATCGTCCGCGTTGCTGGTGGCGCTGACCCTGAACGCCATACCACCCCCCAATTGATTGCCGGACCGCCCCTTTCGGAGCAGCCCCATGACCGGCAGAGGCGCGGCGATCAACCCGCGCTGGCCCGGTCGGACCTGTGATTGTTGGCGATCCGTTGGCCTGCCCGGGTTGGACCCCGGACGCTGACCCCGTGGATTTATACCCCGCGACGGATCAAGCGCGGCATGACAGCACGCCGCCATGAATTATTGGGTGCGGGGGCAGGATTCGAACCTGCGACCTCGTGGTTATCAGACTCGACCGCGCGCCGAAGTGATGCTGCGCTCGACAGGTGTAGGGTGGAAAAGATGCAGTCGCGCCTTCTCTATACGGTATGCTCGCGCCGCTGACTCCTTGCTGGCATAGACGCCAAGCCGCTTCACCTTGCCGTGAACCGTAATCACAGCCGCCCTCCCACCTTGTGTGCTATCCCAAGAAACTCCAACGATCCCGGAGCGACTAGAAGATGATGCCGCCCGATTCTGCTGGTTTTGTGATGCTGTCGCGATCCGCAAATTCTTGATTGCGTTGTTGGCCCCATCGCCGTCGATATGGTCGATCTGCATGAGCGGCCACGCGCCATTATGGATAGCCCACGCAACACGATGCGCAGCCATCCTGGTGCCACCTATTACGACGCGGGTGTATCCGCGAGAAGGGTCGAAAGACCCGGCGACCTGCCCCGCCTTTGCGCGGGAGCTATGGTCGACCAGCCACGATAGCTTTCCTGTATCGGCATCATAGGCCAAAATGCGGCGCAGAGCTTCCGGCGTGGGCAACGACCTGCTTGTCATCTCTCCACCATGCGCAAGCTAGACCACGCCACAACGCGGTCTGTCAGAAAAAATTCGGTGATTGGTTCGGACGTTCTGCCCCACGCTGCATCTCTGCCCCGGGCACCATATCGTCCTGCGATTATGCCAAAATGACAATTTCGGCGGGCCATGTCAATCGCACAACGGCGCGAAAGATCCTTCGACAGGCACATTTTCCCCTTGCAATACGATAGTGGCTATCGTATACATGAGGTGTAGCGGAGGACAGGCTACCGGGTGCACCGCCGGTCAGGTGCTACGACAGAGGCCACGACATGACCAGTCTCATCCAGATCGACCTTGCCGAACTCGACCACAACCTGCGCGCCGACATGGATGCGCCCGAGGCCGAGTTTACCGCCTGGGAATATGTCTGCATGACCGAGGATGGCCATGTGGATGGCAACCGCCGCCTGCACATTCTGCACCACGCGGGGGCTGGGCGCGGCGGGATCGTCCTGACCGGATCGGGATCGTCTGGCGTGACCGACTGGACAGATGCCGCCACGCCGGATGAGGTGCTGAGCCGCCACATGTCCGACGATATGCGGGCCTGATGCCCTACACGCTGCACATTCCCGGGGGGCGGTCCATCGCCCTCCGCTGGTCCACCAAGGACAGCCGGTCCAGCTATGGGGCCGGCGTCCTGCTTGAGCGGCGCGGCCGTGCGGTGCCGGAGTTCGGCGGGGCCGACATTCTGGACGGCGCGACGTTCCGCGCGCTGCGGGATGGCCTGGGGGCGTGGATCGAGACAGACCGGCCGGACAGGGCGCGGTTTGCGCTGGCGCTGATGAGCGACGAGGACCTCGGCCATGACCCCGCTTGACGACCCCCGCCCCTTCGCCGAGGTGCTGGACGACTGGATAGACCGTCATGGCGGAACAGTCTACGCCGTGTCCGATGGCCGCATCCTGACGGCCACGCAGGCTGCGGTCAGGGCGTGGTTGCGCGGGGGCAAATGCGCCATGGAGCGCGAGGTGCGGGCGCTGATGACGCTGGCGGATGAGGGGCGGCGTCTGCCCCTGATAACCAGCCCGCGCGCACATGTCACCGGCCCCGACCGCCACCTGGACTGTCAGGGGGCGCTGGAGGATGAGTTTGTCGCGCTGATCGACCGGGCCGTTGCGGCTGGCTGGACACGGCCGGAAGTCCTGGCGGCCCTGATCGACCTGTGCGACAACCGGGCGCTGGCCGATGCGGAGGATGTGCTATTGCAGGCCGAGATTGACCAGATCACCGGGCGGTCAGGTCACTGAGACCCCACGCACCATGCCACCCACCCCTGTAGCGGTTAGGGGCGCCCGATGTCATGATGCCCCCTAACCTGCGGTGTCATGCACCTCGCCATACCGGCATTCGACCGGCGATGCCATCCCGAACGCAGCGCAACGCCCGGATCAACCCGGCCCGGTCGGCACAATGCTGATCATCTATGACGACGCGCTTTGCGACGGATGCGGCGCGCACATCGGTATAGCCCAACCATGTTTCAACCCGCATCAGCGCTGCGGTCGCCTCGCGCGCCTTTTCCGCGTCGGTGCGCATGTCCAGCGGGGGCGATTCCGCCGTGGCCTCGAGCCGATCTGGAGGTGTCATCAACCGGAGACATGCCGGATGCCGACTCGGCGCACCAATGGCCCGGTCATGCGCGGCCTGCACGCGCCGCATGTGCTGTATGGCGACCCACAGGTCCGACCGCTCACGCTCAGATAGCGCCTCCGTGGCGATGACGCGGCCGGCATTGCAACCCCACCAGGGGGCGCGCATGTCACGCAGGTTTTCGGCCGTTACGCCCCGACCCTCACGGATGCAGCGCGCCTTGATTGGGGCCACCGATGCGTCCCGCGCCTCAAGCGACCGTTGCGGCCGCCCGTTTTTCTCGCGCGGCGGCACAGGTGCCAGCTTCGGCACGCCTGCCAATTCCGCCCGGGCCTTCGCGCGCCGCTTCTGCCTGTCTGCCTTGCTCATGATCGCCTGCCCCTACCTGTATTTGATCCGCCGGCGCTTCTTCCGCGCGCCGACGTGGAAACCGCCGCAGATTGCGCAGCGATAGTGCGTCACCGCCGCGTCGGTCTGGCGGTGTATGGCCCGGCGCGCTGCCTGTGGCGTGTCGAATCGGTGCTTGCCCTGGCACCCGGCCTGCTCGATGTGAAAATCCTCGACCAGCCGCGATTTGCGGGTGGCGAAGGCCGGGCTGATGTTCATTCGGCCCGCCCCCTGATTGCGGCCAGCCCGGGAATCAGGGCATAGACCGCGCCCGCGCCGGAAATGGGCGGGGTTCCGGGAGCGAGCGTCCGCGGGCGGCTGGCGTGGTTCAGCCGGCCGCGCATGGCCTTGTTTTCGCGCGCGGCCATGGCGCGCATCTGGTCAAGCGGGGTCATGATTTGCCCCCCGCATGATCATGGGACGGCGCAGCACGTCGTCGGGGCTGATTTCGAGATCCACCCGGATTGACCTGGCGCGCGGGGCGGTTTCGCTGCGATCAACGGGCGGAATGTCGAACGGCGCGGGCGGCAGGGTCACGCGCATGGGTCGGCCATCGACATGCGACGACGCCGGGGCGCTGCGATAGGCCCGCCCCTCTACCGGTTTCGGCCCGGGGCGGTAGATCACCCTGCCGTGACCGCCGCGCACCTTGACGGCGTGGGCCGCATCGCAGCCCAGCAGCATCGACAGCCTGTCGCTGACCATGCCCCGCGTCATTCCCAGCGCAGCCATGATATCGCCGTTGCTGCACCCGGGATTGGCGGTGATGTAGCCCAGCACGGGTTTGGCTTTTTCGGGGATCATGGCAGCGGCTCCACGGTGCGGGCCTGCGCGGCGTAGGACGTTCGCTGCCGCCCCTGACGCTTGACCGGCCAGAAAATCCCGCGGGTGCGGACGATGCCGTTCACCCGCTGCAATGTCCACCCAAGGACGCGGGCGGCCTCGGCCTGCGTGATCCGCGCGGCGGCCATGGCGCGCACCGCGGCCACGTCGGCGGGGTCTGTCATGCGTCCCCCCGTAGGGCGAAGCCCGCTTATTCGATAATCCGATTGGCCCTTTCCCGCGCCTCGGGGCTGACCGCGCGGAAATTGGTCGGCTCGTCCCGGGGCTTGGGAAGCGCGGCGACATGGGCCTTCCGTGCCGCCATGATCTGCGCCAGCACCGCGCCTTCGTTCGGCATGTGCCGCGGATCGGCCTTGACGCATGCCCGGCAGGCCGCCTGCACCTCGTCCAGCGGATAATCCTGCAGCGCGTCCATCCAGTCGGTGATCATGCGGTCATGCACCGGCGTTCCGGCGTCCCGTTCCCAACCAAAGCGGTCAAACTTCTTCGCCAGGACCTCCAGTTCAATGCCGATCATGGCCCGGTGGCGGGACAATTCCTGCGAGTCGAGCGATCCGCTCAAGGGCAGGGTCAGGCCGGTCCTGGCGTCCCTGGGTGGGCTTTGAAGGCTGAGTGCGGTTGTCATAGCTGCCCTCCATGAGGCGCGTGAATGATGATGCCTGGGTCAGGAAATCGAAGCTGGCGAAGAACGGGCCGTCCCGTCCGGGCCTTCGCCCGCACAGGAAATCGGACATGGCGGCCTTTTCGATTGCCGCCTGCCACCCGGGCAGGCCGCCAACTTCCTTGAGACGCGCCCTCAGCGCCGACGTTCGTGGTTTGCTCATGCGCTGGACCTGCGGCCAGCCGCTGAGAACGGCAGCGCGGTTGTATGCGTCCACCGCGTCTTGTTCCGACGAGGAAGCGTTAGCTTCCTTATCTATCTGGCTTCTGGCTTCTGGCTTCTGGGGCTTATCGTCACCGTTAAGCTGTGGGTTAAGCGGATCGTTATTTTCGTCGTGTTTTCGTAGGCTTGGGCTACCGCCCTTTTTCCCGTTTTTCTGCGCCTTGGCAGATCGTGACGCCATGCGAACCAGTTTCCGCGAGTAGATCACGCCCTCTTTAGTCCTGCTGAACACGCCCAACTGCTCAAGTTCCGCCACAAGGTGGGGGACCTCTGCTATCGGGATGCCAGTCAGCGACGCGAGTTGCGCTACATTCGGGGTCTGCCCATGGATCAGGAGGTGGCCATACGGGCTGGCCTCGTGCATCAGGCAGATCATTTCGATCCACATGCCCCGAGCGGCGGGACTGCACATTTTCAGGCGGGGGTCTGCCCGCCAGTCGCTCGTGTAAAACTTCATCCAGGGGTCGGACACCCTACACCCCCAGCCGGTCGAGGGTCGGCGCGACCCAAGTGTGATCCTCGCCGTAAGCCTGCGCCCATGCGGCTTTTCCCCGGTGGATCGCCAGCTTCGACGTGTCGAACAGCCCGAGGTGATGCCCCTCGCATAGCGGGATTGTCATCCTGTCCGGGGCGCGGGTCGTGGCATAGCGACCATGGATGACGTGATGCACCTGCGTGTTCGACAGCTGGTGCTCGCCGAAGGCCTCGCAAATGCAGCACGGCAGTTGAGCGACCCGGGCAAGGTGATCCGGGTCGGATGCCTTGGGCTGGGCCTTCTGGCCCGGCGGGGGCTTGTGCATCAGGTTCATGCGGCGACCCTCCGCAGGTCATCGCCGGTCACGCCGAGTTTCTCGGCAATCCAGTCCATGATCGCAGCTTTGCTTTCCTTGAACCGTTCCCCGCCCATGGCGCGATAGGACTGGCTTTCCGGCGTCCAGACCGTCACCACGGTGCCGCGCACCTGCGCCACGGCATAGCCATGCGCGGCAATACAGGCGGGCAGCAGCGCGTCCCTGACGCGGCGGGCGGTGGCGTTGGCTCCGCAGTCGATCACCTGCACCGTGTGAAACCCCGTGGCGATCAAGGCCTGCTTCCGCAGCGTCTCGGCCGTCTCGGCCCACGGCATGTCCCGCAGGCCCTCGGGCAGGTTCAACCATGCGTCATGGACCCACGCAAATTGGTGCCTGTGGCTGGCTTCGCTGCGCCCGCGCTCGATGGTCACGCCTACGATTTCCCCCGGCGGAATGTCCGGGGCATCGTTGGTCATGAGGCGCAGCGTGCCGTCGCTGTAGCGGGCGCGGTATTGCATCAGTCCATCCCCAGCGCGCCACGATACATTTCCAGGATTGCCCGTTCCTCGGCCACGTCGTCCGGGTTGCGGCGGCGCTCCTTGATGATCGACCGGACGGGCATGACCAGAAAGCCGCGGCCCTTCATCTCGGCGTAGACCTCTTTGATGTCGTCTGCCGTCGCCTTCTTCTCGGCCTCAAGCTGTTCGATGCGCTCGATGAATTGCCGCAGTTCCTCGCCCGCGACATTGTGGCCCATGTTCGATCCGTCCATCTCGCCCTCCATTTTTCTTGAGCAAACGCGCTATGGTTGTGGTCAGTTCGGCCCCGTGAAAACCCGGTCCAGCACCACGCGGCGCACCTCGGCCACGTCCCGCCCGGCCTTGGCCGCGACGGTGCGCAGGATGTGATCGTGGTCCGCGCCCTGCGGCGTGCGGTTCATGGCGGCCTCAATGCGCAGGTATTCGGCGTTGATCTCTGCGTCGGTCATGGGGCAGGTTCCGCATCGTCGTGACGCGCGATTAATGCCCGGCCCATGTTACGGTCGCGGCAATAGTCTCTGAATCCGGGCGCATTCAGATTTTCTCGCTGCGTCCCCCACGAGAGATTATCCGCCCGATTATTTGCGGCGTTCTCGTCAATATGCATGACGACGGCCCCAGCAATGGGTTCCTTGCCGTGAAATGCCTCGCAGACGAGTTGATGAACCTTGTAGGTGTGGCCCTTGAGAACAACGATGAATCGCGCATCCAGTTTGTTCCAGACGCCGAATGTCGGTTGACCTCCGTAATGACGATCCCCTCCCTTCGGCATTTCGCCAAGGTATGGGGCGACCATTATCCTCCCCTCGCTTGATGCGAGATACTGCGGGACCGATGGTACGACACGCCACACCTCCCCGAATCCTGCCCTGCCAACCATTAAAAAGGCACCTCGTCGTCATAGGTCGACGGCCCCGGCGGCATGGTGTCGGCGGCGTAGGCTTCATCCTGCCCGCGCGCTGCACCGCCGCCCGATCCTTCCGGCCAGTCGATAATGCTCAAGTTCGACGAAAACCCCGACAACACGACTTCTGTCGACCAGCGGTCATTGCCGTTCTGGTCCTGCCATTTGCGCGTTCGCATTTGCCCCTCGACCAGAACCCGCGCACCCTTGCGCAAGTATTGTTCCGCGACGCGGGCAAGCGCGCCCCAAACAACGATATTGTGCCATTCGGTGCGCTCTTTCTTCTCGCCCGTGGCCTTGTCTTTCCACTGTTCGCCCGTGGCGACAGAGAATGACGCGACCTTCTCCCCGGCCTGCGTGGTGCGGATTTCCGGGTCCTTGCCGAGACGGCCAAGAATTGAAACGCGGTTCAGATCAGCCATCAGGCAACTTCCTTCATGTATCTGTTTTGCAGGTCGGAAATCTCGGCATCGACCTCGACCAGGAACGAGACAACAGCGGCTTCCATATCGGCAATCATCGTGTCGTCGCGCAGGACGCGGCGGACCAGCATCTGCATTTCATCAGGCAGACGCGGGTCGAAGCTGACGAAATCGCACCACGCGCGGCCGGTGCAGGCCATCTGCCATTGCATCTGTTTGATGTATTTCCCGTCGATCTCGGCCCCGCGCAGGGTTGCGATGTGGGTCGCGCTGTTCGGGCACTTGATTTCGACCAGCCCATTTGCGCCGACCAGCCCGTCCGGGCTGGCACCGCTCATGGCAATTGACGGGTGCGGGATAAACCCGACTTCCTCGACATCTCGGCCCGTGTTGAGCGTGTAGCAGGCCCGGGCTTGCGGTTCCGTTTCGGTGCCGTGGTCCATTGCTGAATTGCGAAACCCCTCCTGCGCAACGCCGGTCAGCCGTTCGACCACCAATTGCGCCCGGTAATTCGCGCGGGTCGCGCTAGGCGCCCCGCCACGTCCTTGGGCCATCACGTCCGCGATCTTGCTGGCCGTGACCTTGCCAAGCCGGGCGGCGAACCATTCTTCGGTGCGCTGATCCATCACGCGGCACCCCGCGTCTTGATCGTCGCCAGAAGCTTGTTCTTGATCCTGTCGAAATCGCGGGCAGGCAGGAAATCCAGCGCGCTGACCTTGGCGGCAGTCAGCACCACGCTCTCGTCAATCCCGGCCTTTTCGATCAGGCCCGTCAGCTCCTGCCACTGATCGGCGGTGATGTTCTCGTTGCCGATGCGCTGATCGGCAACCCGGCCGTCGTCATCAGCCGCGGCGGCCAGTCCCAGGGCGGCCTTGAGCGTGTAGCGTTGCAGGTAGGTCACGGTGGACCCGACCGCCTGAATGCTGTTCTTCGCCCCGCTGGTGTCGGGCTGGCCCGAAAGCGTCGTTTCCTCGCTGTGCCCGTCCTTGTGGGCAATGATGCAGGTCACGATAATCCGGTCAGTCTGGCTCACCCGGTAGCGGTAATGCAGGCCGTAGCGCGACAGCGCGCCATCGACGGCGTTGGAAATGTCGATCAGCGTCTCATGGTCAAAGCTGGTCTTGCCATGCCCGTGGCTGACTTTGCCGGATTTCAGGATCGGCTTGAACTCGGCCTTGGCGGCGGCGATGGCTTGATCGAATGCCCGGCGGGAAATATCGCGCTGGTTCCGATCCTGCAATTCCATCAGCTTTTCGATCACCGCCACGTCGTGACCGCGCTCCAAGGCGCGTTCGATCATCGACATGGGCGTGACGACTGGCAGATTGACCACCTGCCCGGTTTGCTCAGGTCTTTCCACCGGGACGCCCGTTTGCGCGTTCATCTTTTCGATCCATGGTTAGGGTGAAATCCAAGGTCCTGATTGGCCCGCATACGTGCGGCCACCGCGTCTGAATATTCGTGGAATGATCCAAGGGACTTGACATGCCCGCCGCAGCTGATGATGGCCTGCCACTTCCTGCCAACGCGGCGGACCCCATTGAACCCGGACGTGTTGTCGCTTCGCAATCGCTTGTTTCGACTGTTTTCCGAAGCAGTCACATGGCGCAAATTGGAAATGCGGTTGTCTGTTTTGTCACCGTTGATGTGGTCGATCTGAAGCGTCGGCCACTCACCGTGACAGAACGCCCAAACGACAACGTGAGCGTTGACGCAAACTCCAAGCATCGTTCCACCGGGGTAGCCTTCGCCGTTAACCTTCGTGAAGGCAGGCTTGCCAGCGTATCTGGTATTCCACGCGCGCTGATATCGGCTCGCTTCATCGCCCAAGTGCAAGAAATCATCTTCGCTGCGGTGCAACCAAACGAATATCCCCGTCATCGGGTCATATGACAGGTAGTTCCTCAGCGCTTCGGGCTTGCATGGTTCAGGCATTTGGCGCAAGTTCCTCTCGTTGCTCTTGCCCGGCGCGGCGCGAGATGTGGTGTCCTCGCTGCGTCGGGCGGTTTCAGGTCGTCTTGATCCCCACGGCGGCCAGCGCCTCGGGAATGTCCTTCACAACAGCCGCCGAACCCCGCCATGTGGCGTGCCATGCGGCTTCGTCGTCTGTCAGCTTGCGGGCGGATGGGGGTTTGGCCCCGTCCTTGACCTCAAGCAGGTGGTTCGTGCCGCGATAGCCGACGGCCAGATCGGGAAACCCCGATCCAACGGCATGAAGCGGCGTGACGCTGGCCCCGGCCTTCCGCAGCGCGGCGACAATCTCGGGTTGGTTTGCATCGACCTTGGCGGCGCGGCGGATCATTGCCGCCCCCGCCGCGTCTTGCCGAGCATCGCGATTTGCCGTGAAATAGCGGCCAGCAGGTCGGTCGTGATGGCCTCACCATTCGCGATGATCTGCTGGCGCATCGCCATGACCTCCCCTACGGAGGTGCTGGATTCGATCTGGCGGATCAGGTGCCGCTCGCGGTCCTCTGTCATTCGGCCGGCTCCACCCATGAGAATGTCTGAGCCATATCCGTCCCGAACAGCCCGTCCGCCGCAGGTGCCAGGTTCGGGATCAGTTTCCGGTAGGCTGGACCAGCAATCCGCCTGCCGCTGTTGCGCAGGGCATAGACCGGGGTTTCGCCGGGCTTGGTCGGGTCGGGGTTGGTGATCATGACGCAATCCCCCCCCCGGAGCGCGTCGACGGCTTTCTGGTATCCGATGGCCATGTCATGCGTCCCCCCCCGAAAGGCCGGGGCGGGCTGCGACACCCGCCCCGGAGTTGCCGCGCGAAACCGCCATTACGGCGGGAGGAAGAACGTGCGCGGGGGAAAGACGGCCGACGAATTCGATGGGACCGGATTGCGCAGCATCGAACAGCATCCACGCGCAGTTGTCCTTGCCGGTCATCTTGCTTCCGGGGATCCATTTGACGCGGCCCACGGACACGATCTTGCGCAGGAAAGGCAGGAACGGCGCGGCCTGCCGGGTGTGGACCCAATCCGCGTCGAACAGCAGCCATGTCGGGCGCTGCGTCGCGAAAATCGGAATCATCCGATGCAGAATGTCGCGCACCCACGGCGGGTTGGTGATGATGAAATCGGGCAGCCCCGATGGCAGCAGCCGCATGTCGAATGCATCGAACGGCTTGACCGGCGCGGCTTGCGGCTCCACGTCGAACAGCCAGACGCAGCGATGCCCGGCGCGCTCAAGGTGTTGGGCGAGATCGCCAGCACCGGCGCACGGCTCTGCGAACGCGCAGCCCTCGGGCAGGTGCGGCAGAAGCGGGGCAACCGCCTCTGCGGGCGTCTGGTAGAAATCCCGGTCGACACGGGCGAATGATGACCGCTTACCTATGGTAGCCTCCCGCGTTTGAAAACTCACCGAAGTGTTGTTCTGCCGCGCGCCGGTATGCCGTGTGTGCCTCGTCGGGATCGTTGAAGCAGCCCAAATGAATGCGCCTGCCATCGACCATGATCTGCGCGCGCCATCTGCCGTCGTAGTGGCGATGAACTCCCTTCTTCCCACACGAATTGTCGCTGTGAGCTTTCGCATTCGCCGCGTTCTGCGATGGTGTAGCGGCGCGTAAATTTTCCGGCCGGTTGTCGGATCGATCCCCATTTATGTGATCGATCACGGCTGGCGGCGGCTCTCCCCTACTCACAATCCATGCAAGCTGGTGTGCCGAAAAGCGCTGCCCAAAGATGGTGATCCACAAATATCCGTTCGTAGTTTGGCATCCAGCAACACTGCCCGGCTTGGTCCTGTGCCCGGTGGGGCGCCCCCAAAGAAACGTGCCCTTGCTCGGGCAGAAATCCAGATGCCTCTCGATGGTATCCCGGGTGGGGAACGCGCGCTTGCCCATCACCAATACCCCGCCGCTGCGTCTGGTTCACCGCTCTCGGCAATGTCGGCGGCGCGCACCTTGTTGGTGGCCGACCGCACATAGCCGTCTGACAGGCCGGTTTGTGCCGCGATCTGGACCGTGGTCAGGCCGCCGGCCCGCATGCGCACGAGGCGCAGGATGACGAGATCGTCGGACTGGCGGGACTGTTGCGCCCGGCTCACGCCGCACCTGCCTTTTTGTCCAGCCCGGCGGGGGCTTGATCGCGGGCGGGGGCGTGAGCAGGTGAAGGGGGATGATCACGCATGAAATCCCGCAGCCTGTCCGCCGTATCGACACGGGGGCTGGACTTCCCGCCCTTCCAATCGGCCCACTGGCCCCACTTGGCATTGATTGCCTCTCGCAAAAGACGTTGCGGGGCGATTCCATGAACCGCGCAGTAGCGTTCAATGTCTGAGATGAGTTGCTCCATGCCTCGCAGTATGGGGGATTATTCCCCTATAGTTCAAGGGGAATCTTACTCCATATCCGACTTCTGTGGGCGGGGTATATTTCCCCCTATGCAAAAGTCATTCAAACAAGCACTTGGCGAAGCGTTGTCGGTCAGTGGGAGGTCGCTGCTCAGTGTTGCTGAGGAGGCAAACGTCTCCTACGACCAGCTCAAGAGTTTGATGCAGGGCAAGTCCAAGACGACCAATGTCGACGACGGCGTGAAGGTAGCGGCAGCGTTCGGCGTGAGCGTCGAAGATTTTTTCGCCGGGCGACTCAACGCCGTCGAGGTCTTGCCGCCGCTTGATGGTTCGCCGGATGACCGGGTGGAGGTCTACGCCTATGATGTCCAGGCTAGCGCCGGGCCGGGCGGATATGTTGACGACTACCCAGAGATAGCCGACCGACTGACCTTCCCGCGCGGCTACCTGCGCACGATCACCAGCGCAAAGCCGCAGAACTTGGCCATCATCGGGGTCAAAGGTGACAGCATGGTTCCGACACTCCAGGACGATGACGTTGTCCTGATCGACATGAGCAAGACAAGTCTTGGTTATGATGGGCTTTTCGTCTTGAACATTGACGGCACAATTCACGTCAAGCGGATAGCGCGGGGCAGTCGCAAAGGCATGGTGTCCATCATATCGGACAACAAAGCCCGGTATCCCGAGAAGGAACGTGACGTGGCGGACGTGCATGTGATCGGCAAGGTCATTTGGAAGGGGACGCGGGAATGAGGTTTCTGCTCATTGCCCCAATAATGGCTATGGCGGGCTGCGCGACCTATGTCGCCAACATTCCCGCCTCCTATGTCTCGCCGCTCGTCTATGACAATCTTTCTTGCCGACAGATTGAGGCCGAAGCGGAGCGGCTGGCCAGTGAGACGGCGCAGGCGACCGGCCTTCAGCAAGCCAATGCAGCCCGAGACGAAGCTCTAACTGCCGTTGGCCTCTTGGTGATGTGGCCGGCGCTGCTGATGACGTCAGGCGACGGGACCAATGCCGCTGAGGTGGCCAGTCTAAAGGGGCAGATGGTCGCTATTGAGCAGGCCAGCTTCGACAAGGGATGCAATATTCAGTTCGGGGCATCCGTGCCGCGCGCCGGCTGAAACGTCCTGCTGCCCGTCCGCCGTCCACGCATCGGGAACGATCACTACATTTTGTGGCGAATCGTCGGCTGACAGTTTTGGAGCGCAAACCGCTCGGGCGCACGCATCGTTTACCTTTGCGAAGGTAGCGGTTGCGAAGATAGCCCCCACGTATAGAAGGCCGAAAAAACTGTGGACAGTCGCCGATTCCCTGACGCAAGGTTCACGCAGGAGTGGAGCCGCCCATGACAGCCCTAGCCAAGATCGAGAAGGATAAGGTTCGCGCGCGTCATCATTCGTGGGATGACCCCGTGGAAGCGGAGCCGTTTTTTCGTCACATCATCACGCTTGACCCCGAGATTGCGAACGAATCCTGGGGGAAGCTGGCGGTCAACACCCCCATGATTGAGTTTCGGGGCATGCAGCGCCGGCTGCATGTGTCGCTCATGAGCGCGCTCAAGACCTTCAAACCGCACAGAACATGACGGACGACAAGCCGGGGCAGCCAATCGAAGGCGAAATTGTAGCGCCAGAACAAGATTCTTCCGGCCCCCCCGACGGGTCGATTTATCAGACGCTGTTCGCCCAGATTCAGAACTATACCGACCGCCCGGACCTCTTTATCGAGGCCGTTGAGCGGCATGATCCCGGATTCATTGCCAGAATGAATGCCGCGTCAGAGGCCGGCGCAGAACAGATGCGAGCGGCACGGTTCCGATTTGGTCGCTTTCAGGCATACTTCAGCGTTGTTGTATCCGGCGTTGCGGCTGTAGCGATCCTGGCATCTGTCATCCTTGCAGTATACCACGGCACGAATTTCTGGGTGCTGCTGGGCTTGGCCCTTGCCTACGCCGTCACCCAGTCTGGCCCTGCCGGCTTCGCGCGATTGATCGAGACGGTGAACTCCGTTGTGCGGCGGAAGAAGCAGGACGACGAAGATCAGGAGTGACCCCGGCCCGTGCGCTGCAATCGACCACAAGCCCGCCCCACCGGCCGACAGTTTTCGAACATCCGGGCCGCCGTTAACGAAGGTTAACAATTTTCTTGCCCGGCCCCCGTGCGGCATGCCAGCATCAACCCACCTTGGGAGGGGTTTGATAATGCGTGTATTTCTTTACGTCGCGGTTTCCGCCGTGGTCCTGTCTGCCTGCGCCAAGCAACCGGAAAACATCGCCGCCGCCGCCATGCCGACCGCGCCATACGAGCGTATGTCGTGCGCGGAGCTTGCTGGTCACGCCTTGGCCAAGACGCAGCAGATCGAGGGGCTTTCCGCCGAACAGCGGGACGCAGCTTCGGGTGATGCGCTTGGGGTGTTCCTGCTTGGCTTGCCGCTGTCGTCCATGAGCGGCGGGGATCAGGAGACCGCCATTGCGATTGCGCGGGGCGAAATGAACGCCATCACCGCCGTCCAGCAGTCGCGCGGTTGTCTGTAGCCACCAAGCCTGTTGCAGAATCAGCTTTCGCCGCGCGACCCTGCAAGAGGGTCGCGCCTGCGTTTGGGCGCGCGCAGCGAGGCATGATATATGACAGCACCACATGACGCCGGCCCGGCGCTCACGATTGCCGGCGAATACGGCGCGACAAGCGTGATCCTGACCAAGGAGGGGGTCTGCTGCCGGCTGGCGTTCGGGCGGGCGATCTATGACCATGCCGGCAACAGGTCGCCGGGATATTTTCACGGGGCGGTCATCCTGTCGCCCGAAGCGATTGAGGATTTGAAAGCACAGATCGTTGCGTTAGGACTTTAGAAATGGCTCTTGGCCCAGGATCGTATCCGCCCCATAATTTAAGGGTGATCGAAGGCGGCGACCCACCAGGAGGGGGCATGCTCGAAGCCCGCGTCAAGCAGCTTGAGGACGACATGCGCGAGGTAAAGTCCGACCTGAAGGCGCTGCGCTCTGATGTTTCTGAACTCAAGGGCAAGGTGAGCATGTTGCCCGGCTATGGCGGCATAGCCTTGGTCGTTGGCGTGATCGTCGGCTTGTCGACCGCCATACAGGTATTGGCGCGCTTTCTGCCCGTCGCAGGGGGATGACGGGAGAGGAGAGTCACACGCGCGCTATGCGGACCAGCGACCAGACAGGAAAGCCGAACAGCATCCACGTTCGAGTCGTCCGCCGGTAGCGGCAGCCGAACCCCTCGATAAGTTCACGGCTCTCGATCACGCGAATCACGTTCACCCCCAGGCCCGGCCATGCGCCGGGCTTTTTGCCGTCCGGGCACCGCGCCCGGCTGGGGCAGGATAGCGGGCAAGAAGCTGTAGTCCAGCGAGTTGGGGGAAATAATCTCTATTATAGTTGACAGGGGGATATTTCCCCCTTAGCTTCTTCCTCACAAGCCGCGTCCTGCGGCGGATGGAGGGAACGATGAGCAAGCGCGACCGTGCGGTTCTGGCAGTGATGAACGGGTTCCGCATCGAGCCGTTCGACAGCTTCGAATGGTTCATCCGCGACGCGAAAACGGGCTTCTCGGTCTACCACTTCGGCGATGAGGCAAGCGTGGTTCAGCGGGTTGCCCAGATTGCCGAAATGATCGTCGGGGCGCGCGCTGCCGCCTGACCCTCCGGTGAGGGCCGCCGCGCGCGACCCCATCCCGAAGGCCAGCAACCCCAGAGAGGACACCATGACCCCGCAGCTTCACCATTTCCCCGCGCGGAGCGGGGGCGCGATCATCGTCACGCCGGAAGGCCACGCCTATTTCCCGGCCAGCCTGCGCATGACGCCCGAGGAATATCTGGACTGGCTGGCGGGGCTGAATGTCAGCCTGCCGCCGATGCCGCCACGTCGCTATTTGGCGAGGGCCGCGTGATGAGCCTGCATCAGCATCCTGAAACCCTGATCCCCGGTTGCCGCGCAATGCCGCGCCAGTTTTACGCCGCGATGACCAACCACGGCGGTCTGATCGGCTGGGGCGGGTTTACTGATATCGTGACCGATCTGGATGGCGCTGCGGACATGCTGGCCGAGGCCGACAAGACCGCCTGCGATGCGCTGGTCTATCTGGTCGACCTCGATGCGGCGACAGTGGTAGATGTGACGGGCGAATGCCGCCGCGCCCTCAACACCCGGCGCATGAGGGTCGCATGACCCTCCTTTCGCACCACGCCGCCGATCTGCTGGCACGCCTGCGCCGTGACCGCGACCCCAGTGCCAGCGACCTGATCCGCCTGCACGCCATGCTGTTCGCCGGCGACCTGATCCACGTCGATGAAATTGGCGCGACGCTGCGCGCCGATGCCGCGCGCGGCTGGGACTTGCCACCCGGCGTGACCCTGACCCCCGAACATAAGGACGCCGCGTGATGGCGAAGTATAAGCTTACCTCGGAAACCAAGCTTTGGTTTGGCCGCACCCTCTACCGGATCGAGGCCCTGATCGAATTCGGATCGGTCAAGGCGGGCGACAAGGGCGGATGGGTCGAAAGCGAAGCGAACCTGAGCCAGGAAGGCGAGGCGTGGGTATTCGGCGAGGCGCGGGTATTCGGCGATGCGCGGGTCTTCGGCGATGCGTGTGTCTTCGGCGATGCGCGGGTCTTCGGCGATGCGTGTGTCTCCGGCGAGGCGTGTGTCTCCGGCGAGGCGTGGGTCTTCGACAAGGCGCGGGTCTTCGGCGATGCGTGTGTCTTCGGCGATGCGTGTGTCTTCGGCGAGGCGTGGGTCTCCGGCGAGGCGCAGGTCTCCGGCGATGCGCGGGTTTCCCCGATCTACATCTCGGGCCTGGAATGGCCTGTAACGATCATAGACCGGCATATGCGGATCGGATGCCAGCACCACCTGATTTCCGATTGGCACCAGTTTGATGATCGGACTATCGCCGCGATGGATGGGCGCGGCGCGCTGGCCTTCTGGCGGCGACACAAGGGCAGCCTGCTCGCGATCTGCGCTGCGACGGGGCGACCCATGGCGGATCAGCCCGCCCCCGCCGAGGCCGCCGAATGACCGGCCACATCATCCCGCATCGCGCGCGCCTCCCGCACGGTTCCGCCTGCGCACTCCCCGCCTGTGACGCGGCCCGCCCTGTCCCTCCCTCGGGGTGGGCCGACCATGCCCTCAGCCGCGCGGTCGTGCGGCCCCGGCTTCCTCTCCGCTGGCGTTTGCGCAAGTCGATGCGCCGCTTTCTCCGCCGGATCGACGGTGAGGCGAATTGGACGGCGGCGATCTTCTGGGGCGCGGCGCTCGTGCTGTGCATCGTGTTCTGGGCCTTCATCGGCGGGCCGGCGCTGTTCTGGGTGTTCGACATGCTGGCGGGGTGGCTGTGATGCTTGACGCCTACCCCTCCGCCCGTGCGGCGCGCGCCTATGTCGGGGCGACGTTTTGCAGCGGCATCGGGGCACCTGAGGTTGCGGCCCCATGGGTTGATTGGCGACTTGCATCCGAGATCGAGCCATTCCCACGCGCGGTCCTGCAACAGCGTTTCGGCTACCGCGCGCCCGCCGAACACAATCAGGGCGAACCGTATCTGCATGACGACATGACCACGATCACGCCCGATCTGTTCCGGGCGCGCGGCATCCCCTTGCCCGACATCATCGTCGCCGGAACGCCATGTCAGGACTTCTCGGTCGCCGGCCTGCGCGCCGGGATGGACGGGGATCGTGGCAACCTGACCCTCGCATTCGTGGAGATCCTGCATGGCATCGCGCAGGCGCGCCCAGACCGACGACTTGCCGCTCTTTGGGAGAATGTCCCCGGCGTCCTCTCAGACAAGGGAAACGCCTTTGGGTGCTTCTTGGGCGGGATTGTCGGAGCAATGGATGCCCTCCCATGTCCTGCCGGGGGAACATGGCCCCGTGAAGGTATGGTTGAGGGGCCACGGGCACGGGCGGCATGGGCCACTCTCGACAGCCAATGGTTCGGCGTGGCGCAGCGGCGCGAGCGCGCGTTCGTTGTTGTCGATATTGGAGGCGCGGTCGATCCCGCGGCGGTTCTTCTTGAGCCAGACCGCCTGCGCGGGGATACTCCGCCGCGCCGAGAACCGGGGGAAGTCCCTGCCGACAGACTTACTGGCGGCACTGGAGGCGGTGGCGGCAAGGACGGGATCGACGGACGAGTGATCCCGCAAGGATTTGGCGGCGGCAACACGTCCGGGCCGATCCCGGTCGCGGCAGCGCTGACAGCACATGGTCGCAGGCAGGATTTCGAGGTCGAGACATTCATTGCCTATGCCCTGCGCGCCGAGGGTTTCGACGCCAGCGAGGACGGGACGGGGCGCGGCACGCCGATTGTGCCGGTGGTGGCCGGCGCGATCTGTCGCGACAGTTTCAATGGCGGCGCGGGCGGTCGGCCAGAAGGAGCAGCTGCGGGGCACTTTGTTCCGGTGGCCTTCGACTGCAAGGGCACCGAGGTCCAAACCGCGGTGGATGGATCGCATCCAACCTTGCGATCGATGGGCCATGCCAAAAGCCACCCGAATGCAGGCGGGCACGCCGCAGTGGCCTATGCCATGACGACCGAGCAAACCCCCAAGTTTTCAGCCGAATGCGCAATGACGCTGACGAAGCAAAGCCCAACCGGGGGAGGACAGCCGCAGAGCGTCGTGACCCCCTGGGCTGTTCGCCGTCTGACCCCGACCGAATGCGCGCGGCTGCAACATTTCCCCGACGATCACACACAGATCCCATGGCGCGGCAAGCCCGCCGATCAGTGCCCGGACGGCCCGCAATATAAGGCATACGGCAACAGCATGACGACGAGCGTTGTCCGCTGGATCATGGATCGCATGCGCATCAGCATGGACGCCGCCCGCCAGTGGACCGACGCAGCGGGGGTGAGACATGGGTGAGAGACCAGTCCTCCAAGGAGACGCCCTCACGATCATTCCCTCATTCGCCTGCAAAAGTGGATGTCACGATTGCTGCGGGATTGTGCCGTTCACCGATGCGGAGAAGGCGGGCGCTGTGATGCTGCGCCCCCTTGAGCAGTGGGAGCCGTTCCAACGAGGCTCATGGGTTGCGCGCGCGGCGTTGGATACCTTCCGTTGCCCTTTCCTGACGCGCGACGGCTGCGGGATTTATGATGCTCGACCGATGGTCTGCCGTCTATTCGGCGCTGTCGATCATCCGATGATGACATGCCCTCACGGCTGCGGGCCGAAACGCAAACTGACAGAGGTTGAAAGCCGCGCCGCGCTGGATGCCAGCGCATGACCCCCATGCCTGACCACTGGACCCCGTGGGGATGGCTACCACGGCGACCAGCCATCACGGCGCATGGGCCGCTGCCAGATCGGCCAGACGGCAATTTCGGGATCGGTCTGTCCGCAGGTGGCGCAGCGGAACCGGGCTTCCACGCCGGGATGCTCGACCAATTCAACATGGCCTTCATGGCCGCAGGCGCACCGCAGAAACACGTCGAATCGGCTTCTCATGCAGGAACGATACGGGAACATTCAGGAGGCGAAAATGACTCTCACGATTGAACAACGCTTCGACCTGTCGGCGTCCTACGTCGCGGATGGACGGCTGATGCAGCGCGGTTGGCACCGCAACGATAACGGGCGCGAACTGGCCTGTATGCTCGGATCGTTCGGGCAGGACATCAACGGCCCCAGTGATTGCCCCGCCGACCTGATGCCGCCGTGGATGGCGCATCTGATCCCGCGGTTGTTTGACGGGCTGGCCCCCGCTGAGACCCTCCCGTTCGCGCGGCGTTTCGGACCCGCCCTGCGCGGCATGGTGGGCGCTACGGACGCGCAATGGCGGCGGGTGATGCTCAAATTCCTGCGGGCCGCGCTCGTGGTCGCCCTCCCGCACGACCGCCATGGAGTTGTTCGGCCAGTCATCGACCTGATCGACCGCGAGTTGCGCGGTGACGTGCCGAGCGAGGCCGAATGGGCGGCGGCGGCGAGGGAGGCGCGGCGGGCATGGACGGCGGCGGCGCTGACGGCGTCGGCAAGGGAGGCGGATGCTGCGGCGGTGGCGACGGCGGATGCGGAGGCGAAGGTGGCGGCGTCGGCGGCGAGGGTGGCGGAGTGGGTGGCGGCAAGGGATGCGGAGGCGAGGGTAGTGGCGTTGGTGGCGGCGTGGGTGATGGCGGCGCGGGCGTTAAGGATAGCCTGCGCATGGGGCACGAGGGCCGAAGCGCTGCTGACTGCCATGGAGGAGGAGGTGGCCAATGACTGAACGCATCCAGTTAAGGCGAACGAAGGGCTGGCGGATGGCCATGTTGATGATGCTCTGGCTTGTGCACAGATCGCCGCTTTCCCGGACGAGCCCAAATAGGATGCGGCGATGGGCGTGACCACGATTCCATCCTTCGGTTTCGCTCGCGGTGCGATCGTCCGCGCCAAGGCTGGCGGCCCGAACATGCTGGTCGTCCGTGGCCTTGAGGATCGGACGGTCGTGGTCGTCTGCGAGAGCGATGATGGCGGATCGCTGCGCCTGCGGGATCCGAAAACAGAAACCCTCGAGCTTGTCGTTCCTGCGGCAACGCCCGAGTCCAGATAGGAGCGCGAGCGTGATGGCGCAGCGCATTCAACTGCAGCGCTCGAAGGGCTGGCGGATGCCGGCCGGGGCCGTGAAGGTCGACCGCTCGACCCGTTGGGGAAATCCGTTCCGACCGGGCTTTGATTGCCTTGGACGCGAGCCAATCGACGCTTGCGGAGCGGTCGGCATGTTCCGCGATATGCTGGCCGATGAGGCGTTGCGCGACTGCGTTGATTTCCCATGCGACGCCGACATCCGGGCCAATCTGCGCGGCAAGAACCTCGCCTGCTGGTGCAAGGATGGCCCCTGCCACGCCGACGTGCTGCTGGAAATCGCCAATGCCTGACCACTGGACCCCGTGCTGGACCCCGTGGGGCGGGATGCCCCTCCCGAAACCCGGGCTGATGTGCCCATCGACGATGTGCCCCCTGATCGCCAAGGACGGCAGTCCATGGGACGGGCGCAAGGCCGTGATCTGCCCCGGAAAGGGCGGCCTGCCAAGCGATGGCGACCCCGATTGTTGCCCGTGGTGGGACATGGGCTGCGGCGGAAATGGCCATGTCGCGTCCGTCGACGCGGCTGAGCAGGACATGGGCCGCGCCGTCGTGGTCGGGCCGAACATGCCACGCCGGAGCGGGATCGGCTCCGGCAGAACCTACGACTGCCCGCACGCACCTTCGTGCCGCTGGCAAGAGCAATCCCCAACCGGCCTGTGCGCGCCGCGCGAGGCCCTGAAACGAGGAATGGACCCCCGTGTCTGCTGTTTCTGACCTTCCCGATACCGAGACGCTGGCGGGGCTGCTGGAAATCGCCAATGCAACCCACAACGACTGCCTGCACGACAGGCCGAAGGAGGATGAGAGAGAATGAACA